ATATGATGTCGGTGATGTAGTAATTTTTAAAACGAAAGACTGTTTGTTATTGGGAATTATAGAAGGATATTATATCGATCATAATTGTGATAATTCTTTTTGGTATAATATTAGAACCAATAAAACAAATGTTTATACTTATTCCAATAAAGGAGATATTGTAGAATGGGATATTATTGGCAAAATTGAAGGGGTTTTAAAGGATGAATGCTTCGCTGAGATAACTAAATTGTAATATCAAATTTTTCTATTCGCGGCTGATCAGCCAAATTTTCCAAATAAAAGTAACAAGAAATATTTTTTCATCCGATTAGGCAGACGTGCCCATTTTCGAGTGATTTTACAACAAAATAATATTAAGAAGAAAGGATTTAACAGTAAATTCTAGGTATAAATGATTGCGCAATCTCTGTAGATTAAAGGATTTTGACAGAGAATAAAGAAAAAAATAATTATTGTGAGAAGAACTGGAAGTTAGTGAACTTCTGCGAGTTCGATAAATATGCAACAAGTTCTTATTGTGCTATTCACAATGAAAACGAAAGTAAAAATCTTGGTGATATTACTAAGGTTGATGAAACAAAACTTGAACCATTTAATATGATTTGTGGAGGTAGTCCCTGCCAGGATTTTTCTGTCGCAGGTAAGCAGAAAGGTTCTGTATGGACTTGTAAAGATTGTGGACATGAGTATAATCCACTGACAGTTCATTGGTCAGAAAGAGATAAGTGTCCATGCTGCGGAAGTAATAATATTGAGAAGACTCGTTCATCTCTTTTGGTAGAGTATCTAAGAGTTATCAGAGCAAATAAACCGAATTTCGGTATGTACGAGAATGTAAAGAATATTGTGGGAAAGCAGTTTAAAGATACATTCAAGATGTTTACGGATGAGTTGGACGAGTATGGATACAATGTGTACTGGAAAGTTCTAAACGCAAAAGACTATGGCATTCCTCAAAATAGAGAGCGTGTGTATCTGATTTTTATTAAGAAAGAATTAGACAATGGAAAGTTTACATATCCTGAATCATTTGATAATGGAATGAGATTAAAAGATGTTCTTGAAAAGAATGTTGATGAGAAATTCTATATTTCAGAAGATAAGGTTCAGAGATTTTTAACAAATCTCAACAACGAAGACGCTTTATTATACGACGCTTGCCAGGTTAAAAGAGAAGGAAAATCAAGAGAATATAATGATTTCTGTCCTACTTTAACAGCAAGAGATTATAAAGATCCACGTCTTGTAAATGATAATGTTGTAAAACAGATTGGCACAATTTCTAAATGTGAAGGGAATTGGAAAAATCCACAGGTAGGTAGAATTTATAGTACAGATGGTTGTAGTCCTACATTAAATACTTGTGGAGATGGTAGTCATGAACCAAAGATTGTTCAGCTAGGAAATATAAATCCATCTGGCAAAGGTATGAATGGTAATGTATTTGATGAGAATGGATTAGCACCAACCATTACAACTAATAAAGGTGAAGGTAATAAGATTGCAATCCATGAGGTAAATCAAGAAGACAACAATAAGCCGAAAGAAAGATTTTTTAGACAAGCACTGGAAACATTTGAAAACTCAAATGCAAATTATGGAGATACAATTGATGCATTTAATAAAAGAGTGAATAGAAGTGGATATTCTCCAACTTTAACAACAAGACCAGAAGGATTTAAAACTGCAATTTTGCCTGTCACGAATGATATTAGGATTAGAAAATTAACTCCAAAGGAATGTTTTAGACTTATGGGATTCTCAGATGAAAATTTTGAAGCTGCTGAGAAGATGGTAAGTAACAGTCAGTTGTACAAGCAAGCAGGAAACTCCATCGTAGTAGATGTTTTATATTACATATTAGTTGAATTGTATAAGGCTATGCCATATCTTTTTGAGGATTTAAGATTAAGTAGTTTCTTCTCTGGGATTGGTGCATTTGAGATAGCATTAAACAGATTATATGAAGGAATCAACTATGGAAATTTTACAAACCCACAAGCGGAGTAAGTTCTGCTTGTGGTGATTCAGATAAGAAAATTTATGTATATGATGACTATAATAGCAGATTTACAAAAGATCAAGAACGAATAGGAACTATCACAACAAATATCGGAGCAAGTGCATTACGAAATGGAATAAAGCTTGTTGAAGTATCAAATGTTTGCATTGATGACACACAGGGTTTTGATGGAATAAGATTTTATAATGGTTATACACCAACATTAAGAAGTCAGCGAAGTGGATTAAAAGTTTTTGAAGATACAAGTAGAGAATAATACAATAGGTAGTTGAAAATAAGATGATATACACAATATATAGTATAAAAAGGTTGCGATGAATACTATATATTGTATAAAAATCAAGACCGAAAGAAAGCGGAATTTCTTCTTAAGTTTTAGAGAATAAATACATATAAAAATAAAGAAAAGAGGATTGAATATATGAATAAAGAGAAACAAATTGAAGTATTAGAAGACCTGAAATCATATGTAAATGAAGATTGGGATGAGTATGAATACGCAGATGATATAAAGGATGCCAATGTAGCATTAGATGTAGCGATAGCTTTAATCAAATCGTCTAATGTTGTAGGTACATTAACTATAAATAATAAAAGATATATAGTTCTTGAAGGTCAAGAATCATAGATTTCCTTTGGAGAATAAATTAGTGGGAGGTAAGCAATATGGAATATAGAAAGATTGATTTTCTTTGCGGTTGGACTATTGAACGAGCTGTAAAGGAATTGCACGAAAGAGCAAAGGATAGCAATAAATATTGTGGTGAATTCAATGGGAATAAACTAACATCTGACATGTCTTTAGATGATGCTTATATGCTTTGTATAGGCAAAACTTTTGACGAATTTAATAAAGAGCAAGAAGAAAGTCGTCAAAGATTAATTCGTGAAGAGGAAGAACATAAAAGAAAAATTCCTGAATTATCGAAGTATTGGATAGAAGAAGGTCATAAGGTTTTATCTAAAGATAAGTGGGATATGTGGGATAAATGTGTTCCCATTCGACTTAATGATCTATACAGAGGAATGGAACTTGGTCAGTGTTTAGATATTATCAAAACTGTTAAAGAAAAATCTATCCAAGATGGAATTGAAATTATGAAAAATCAGGGACATTCTGGCATGTCATGGGGATTAATGAAGTCTATGGTTGGAGAATTTTGTGATTATGGAAATGAATTCTTAGAACAGTTGGGAGAATAATATGGCAGGATTTGTATCAAAACAGCCAAATGGATTATATTGTAGATTTTCGACTGTCACAGATTGTCCTACGACATGGAATATGACAAGAGAAGATTATATCAATATGAAAATGCAGGAAGCAAAAGAGAATGCTGAAGATGTATTGGATAATTATCTGAAGCCGTTTGATATGGTGGTGGATATGTATTATCCAAACAATATGATAAAAGAGGAATTTGATAGATTTCTTGAAGAGACTGGATATGATAAAGGAGAATAAATCTTAATGAAGAAGAAAATTTTAGCAGTTGTATTAGGATTAACATTATGCTTTGGATTATCTGGATGTGCGAATAAACATGAAACAATCACCATAAGTAGTCATGATGATTTTATCTTTGATGATATTACTATCAATTTGAAAGAAGGATATTGGGTAAGAGATTATAATATTGACTATGAAAATGGGGTTGTAATCTTAAATTTGGACAAAGATTAAGAAGCACAAGAATCCGAAGTTTCCTTCGGAGTTAGGAGGTGGCAGATGAGAAAAAATTATGAATTAGAGCTATATAAATTACTAATCAATCCAGAAG